GAATGTTAAGTTAGCATTTGATCCTTCAGCAACGTTACCTGATGCGGCATTAGCAAGAACAGGGTAGAATGTACCAGTCGTAACGTCAGCTACACTGATAAAATCAGCAACGTTTGCATAAGCAACGTTTAAATTTGCCACACGTGTTGTACTTGTAACTGTTAGTGGGGCTGTGCCGTTTGCTACGTTCGATATCAATCTACTTGCAGTGACATTACCTGCTGTATCTAAGTTAGCACCTCTAATATTGCCAGTAGCATTTAAGATAGTAGCACTTAGATTTCCAGTTGCGGCATTGAATGACAAGTTAGCATTAGCACCTAATGCTCTATTTGCAGTAGCACTACCATTTACAAATACCGGAAAGAATGTACCTGTATTTTGTAAAGTAGTAACACCAAAATCACTTACATTAGAGTATGTTACATTTAAATTACCGACACGTGTTGTGCTTGTAACAGTTAAGGGTGCTGTACCAACAGCTACGTTTGAAACTAATATTGATGCGGTTACTGTGCTAGTAGCATTCAAATTGCCCACGTTAGCATTGCCACTTACTGCTAGAATATTATTAAGGTAATCCCACGTGAAGTCGGCGTCACCGTCTAAGACACCGCTATTGTTAAATTGAATAGTTCCGGAACTGCCACCGGCTACTCCCGTGCCCCCACCAGTCCCGGAAATAACGCTAGTAGCAATAGCAACGTTTGGAGTTGATGCTCCTAAGTTGGTACCAACTGCCGAAACTGTTCTACCAACGTCAGTATATAAGCTAACGTTTCCTGAAGTCGGATAATCAACTGCAAGAGTTATGTAAAACGTTTGACCGTTAACTATAGAGTTAGCGTTAGCACCATTGGATCCTGTAATAGTGACTGCTGTGCCGTTAGTGTATGGCACTGTATTTGCAACGCTCATTACGATAGGAGTTGCATTACTCAATGCTATAATAGGAGTATATAATGTTCCCTTAGGAGTCCAAGATAGGTTACCTAATCCATCTGTTTCTAATACATATCCTATGGATCCACCATCAAGCTTTACATTGGCTACAGTTCCTAAATCAACTATGCCGCCGGCATTGCCTCCACGATTAACCCAATTAGTGCCGTCATATGCTAAGACTTGCCCATTACCTACATTAACAGCAGAAATGTCTAGATTGCCTACTGCGCCTTCAATTTGACTAAACGCAATATTAGAATAAGAAGTTAAAACTTCAATGTTTTCATTGGGGGAAACTTTACCAATAAACAGACGTTTAGCATCGCTAGCAAAACCAAACTCAGCCTCATCAAGCTGTGGTAAGTCAACGATGTTTCCCGAACGTTGTTGGATTTTTGAGATTTGTACTATAGCCATAAGTGTATTCTTTTAAAAGATTTACACTTATTTATCAAAAATCTTTAGATGAACTGCATGTAATATTGTTCGACACGTTTAAACCACATGTCAGTGTACTTGGCGAATTCCGCGCCCTCGATGATGAATTCTTGATACATGCAATTGGGATCACACATAAAAATAACACCCTTTTGAATCTTTGTACCATGTACTTCATTGTGTGCATTAGCATAGGCTGCTAACTGAACAAAGTAATCATCGATCCACTCACGCTTTTTGGGCTTGTTTGTTTGCTTATGGTCCATGATAGCTTCTGCACCATCATGAATTCCACACAAGTCAGTAGTACCTGCATAAATCTTAGGAAAGTATAAAGGAACTTCTGTGCCCCAATACTCACTGCACTTATCCATACCCTGAATGATAATAGAGCGGGCCATGTTATTGCTCTGAATTGAATATGGATTAGAGCCAGGATCTCCAATAATGCCTGTCTTTACATAATCTTCAAGCCATTTGTGCATACGAGTGCCTCTACCCGCAGCCTCAGTGGTTATTTCTTGTGCTTTTTGAAAGCCTACACGTTTACGCCAATTCTGAAGTGCTTGTTTGGATTCTTCTGATTTAGTTGCGTCTAGGATAGTAGTGACACTAGGAAGCTTTTCTCCATCGGGAGTAGTGTATCTTCTCCCCTCAGTCGTATCAATCCTCTTTATTTTTACATAATTAAATTTGTTAGGTATATACATTCTTTTCCCAAACACTAGTATTAATTGTACCGGTAATATCTTTACTATTAAATTCACGTAATTTTAAATATGTACCTTCAATCGGTGTAATAGAACCGTAAGTAGAAAGTATAGACTCATATAAATGATCGGCTGTCATGGTCATTGCTTCATGCCCGTCATGCCCGCATGGTAATTTTTCAAGCTGCCCGGTAATTTTATACATAGGATAAATTGTATTAGTAGAACTTTGCAAGTAATCTACTATATTTTTATATTTTTCTATTATAGGATCAGTTTCTTGATTCTCATAGTCTGCAAAAAATGTAGCTAAGTTAGGAATATTTTTTGATTTAAATAATGCATCTAATGACAACTGATACAACATTGTTCTTCTAAGAAAATCTTCTTCACTCCAGTTATCTAACAATGCAGCCTCATAAAAATTTTGAGGTCTTTTATTAGGAAACGCTAATGTAGCATAACCTTGAGGCATGTTTTTATTGTAATAGTGTCTACACCAGGCTTCTCGTCTCCATGGTTGAGACCATCCTACGATGTATAGGGGTTTACTGTTGTTTAGTAGATCGTCAAAATAGTATTCATAGATGCGTCTATGAATTGTATCATTCCCGCTACCAGGAACTGCTAAGTTGACTACCGGAACATTTAATTTTTTAGCTAATAATGCTGGCCAACCTTGAGTCGAGGGATCTTCTAAACCTTGACAGTATGTCCAACTACAGCCATTGACGACTAAGTGAGTTATTTCCATTATATCCTAAAGCTTTCTCCGCACCCACAACGATCACGTTCATTTGGATTTCTGAATTCAAAGCCTTCATTTAATCCGTTTTTAGCATAATCAACTATCATGCCCTGAACATATGGACTGCTTTTGGGGTCTATGTATATAGCGCACCCATCGCATTCCACTTTTAAATCATTGTCTAATGGTGAATCGACAAACTCTAGTACGTATGCAAGCCCTGAACATCCGGTGGTTTTTACACCAATCCGTATTCCCGAACCTTTTCCTCTTCTTTGTATTTGCTGTGTTATCTTTTTAATTGCAGATGGCGTTGCAGTGATCATTGTTGACCAGTGGCTTTTTTGGCCATGCCCGCGACAATATTTTTGCTCTCATCTTCAGGAGGTGCTTCGGGAGTACCAAATCCTTTGAAAACAATTTTGTCACCCTGAATATTAGAGATAAGATTTTTTAATGGGAGTTGTTTAATCATATCGTACAAGTCTGTCTTGTCTATTATGATATCATATTTTTTAAGATATTGCAAGAAATCGGGAACCGACATATTAGGATCGGCACTACCTTTTTCTAAATCTGTTTTAAACTGGTCACCTACGGCTACTAGTTTAGTAACCATAGGGTCCGGACCAGCGAACTCATATAGGCGCATTCTTATCTCTTAGAACGACCTACTGCGCCAAGCGCATCTGCCTCTGGTTCTTCCATATCGGAATCAGCACCTAGGTCAGCATCCATATCAGCGCCTAGGCCAGCATCCATGCCTGCATCCATGCCAGCCATCTCATCATCCATACCTGCGTCTAGACCAGCATCGCCTGCTAGAGGATCATTAAATCCGCCACCTTGGCCAGTAATGCTGTCACGTGCAGATTTCAATGCAGAGAAAGCTTCTTTCAATGCACCGCTCAATGTATCTAATTGACCAGAAACTTGATCGTTATACGATTGTGCTTCGTTAACACCAATCTCAGATTCAATAGAATCAACAAGTGCTGGTAGTTCTTTGACTTGCATTTGACCAATACTTTCTAGCATTTTCTGTACGCTATCAACTAGGTCTTGTGCTGCCAAAACAACTTGTGACTTGTCTACTTCTTCATTCTCTACAACGATGCGGGTTCTTGGTTGATCCAAAAGTTCGTTGTAACGCTGAACTAATGCTTGCTCCATAAATACAAGTTTCATGTAGCTAGGGCTAGTCTGATTTTTGTGGAAGTCAGTAGACTCTTTGGCCTCAGTTGCCAAAGTGCGGACTTTTTGTAGCATTTTCTGCGTGTCGTTTTTTGTCATGCCTGATACATCAAAGGACATTTGATAGTTCTCTGATAGTGCTTTAGGTGCATAAGCTTTTTTGTCAAAATCGGTTAATTTCATAGTTGTATTCCAAACGTTATAATATATTTATCTTTTTGCTACAAACTTTCTAGTTTGCCACTTCTTAGACTCATTCATAAATGAGGTCATTTCTTGTATCATTAGTTTTCTTTTAGCTTGTTCTTCACTTAATTTAGCAATATAAATTAATTGACTTTCTGTGTTGGTCGTTTTTTTGATAAGATTTTTATGTACCTCAATACTGACCTCAGTTCCTGCTATCATATTGTCTAGATATTCGATTCTTCTAGCCTGTGAAAATTTTGTTCTATTTTCAAAAATACACCAAGTCAGAGCATTTTTCAATGATGAAAAAAGTTTAATATCTGAATTGTATTTTAGGTGTACCTCATAGCCAATTTTGACCTGTTGTACTTTATATCGATTAAAGAATTCGTAACTGCCGTCAGTGTTTTGCACCATTGCAATATTGGACATACTTTGTAAAAATTCTTTAGTCAAAAATTGACTAATTTTATTAAGCATTATATCATTCATGTTCTACCGTAAAATATATGTTTTTTAGTTCTTCACTAGTGTCTAAGAAACTAGGAAGTTTACTCCACTCGCTACCGCACAATATCATCGGAACACCACTACAATCATTGTACAGTGCTCCCAATTCAGAAATACCATCGTTGAATACACTATGATGATGTATATCAAACGAGAATTTCCAACACGGATATAACTCATTTTCTAATTGCTGAAACAGAAATCCAAAATTTTCAAACTCATCAAATTTTATATCAGTCCGTTTGGGCATAGCTATTACCTCAGGCTGTGATCTAAGAGAAATTACTTGTAAAATAGTGTCAAAGTTAGCTTGTGTATTCCTTTTGCGTGTCCAATCTGTCATGTCCTGATCCACACCGGGTCTAGAACGATTAAGGACACCGGTCTGTGTAATATCAAACAGGGTATAACATGTAATTCGAAAACTCATACAAATATTTATGAGGTAAAAAAACCCGAGAATAATTCTCGGGTTCTTGTACTAATCTAAAAATTAGTTAGTAAATGTAGCAGAAGCTGTAACAGCAACGTTAGCACTTGTCCAAGCCGCTGTTAAAGCAGTGTCAAGTGTAGCAGTTGTCCATGCGCCAACTGGGTAAATAGCGATTGCTAATGTGTCATCTGTAGCGTTTGTGTACTCATAGATGTGCATAGTAGCTAATTGCTCAACAGTTTGAAACACTGTAGCGATGTTGTCAGCAACCTGTGAACCGTTACCAGTAATCGTGAAGAAGTCTAGCTTAGGACCTTGAGGCTGAACTGTAGCCGCAGAAGTTAAAGCATTGACGCCAGAGTTTGTGTACGCTGGGCTATCGTAGTTGATTAGGGGTAGAAAGTCACCGTTAACTCTTGTAAATTGTGCCATGATAAATATCCTTTAAAAAATTTGAATCTTACTGATTCATGTATGTATTTATGCCTAGCACAAAAAAATATCGGTTTTGGCTTATCTTCCGGCGAGATTTTGACGAGAAAATCCCATACGATCTACGAATTTTAATCCGTGACTGACGAAACCCTCTTGTGTTTGTGTACCATCGTTCAAGTAACCTTTGACAGGGCTTGATTCTGCTGCCTTGTTTAACTGGTCTACGATAGACATTTTTAAGTTGTATAGAGCTACCCAAATTTCAAATGCACCCTGAACTCCGGCTGCGTTTTGTTCTAAGTGATTGTCTATCTTTGCTCTCATTGAATCTGTCATTGGTCTGCTAGCAACATACTCATAGAAACCTTGTAACAAATCATTTAAATTACCTTGTACAATTCGTTTATTAATGTACGTAGTGAATAGCCCGTTGAACGTATTTCTAGCTTGAGGAGCTGTGCTCATTAGCTGGTCAACTGCTTGTCCGTACTTTTGTATTACTGCACTTGCTTTTTTAGCCGCGGCGTTGTTTAACTTTAATTTAGGAGTTATCGGCATTTTAGCAGGTACAATAGCTATGTTGCTGTTGTTTTGTAATTTTCCAATAGTCCCGTCCAATGGAGTAGCATCATCGGTTGTCATTGCTGTTGCAGGAATAAATTGATGAACTACGATTCCAGCAGTTTTTCCGTCAAAAAATTGTCCAACTTCACTGTCAGTTTCTACTGTGTATGCGATGCCGTTAGGATTAGCTTTAAACTTATACAAGCCATTTTGATCTTGCAACGGGGCACTGAATAGCAAGTCTCCCCAATAATAACCCTTACTACGGTCGGCTTTTTCTAGACCTGGCCATATGTTAGCAATAAGTTGATGTAATTGCGAACGATCTACCCCTCGATCCATATCATATTTTACAAATTGTTCCGGACTGTAAACTTCTCTACCTGAACCGTCTTTCTTGTTAAACATATGTTTGTCCATAATACTGAAACGGCCTTGCGTATCACGCCCGAATATTAATGCAGGATAACCGTCCCATTTAATAGTAACTTTTGTGGGATTTTGCACAGTGTCTACCATAGATTGAACTGCTCTAGTAGCTCCTTGTGTTCCACCTAAAAATATTAAATCCTCAGGGTGATCCAAATGACCCTTGTCTTCGTATAATGGAAATGGCTCAACGTAGTCAATATCAGACAATATATTACGCAACGATCCTAATGATTCTGATAGATTCATTTTGCCCCCATTTGACTTTGAATTCGCTTCTCTAGATTGGCATATTCATTCGGTGTGGGAGCGCCGGGTTTATTCCCTCGGACTGCGCTTGCCGCAGTATTTGTAGGTGCAACACCAGTAGGTAGTTCAGAAGGAACAGGGGTGTTTGCTGCCTTAACTAATTCTTGTACAAAACTAGAATATGCTGTTTTATCTAATGAGTTCAATTTTGTCATTGCTGCTCTGATTCCAGCCGCAAGCTCTTTAGCAGATGACGCAGTACTGATAGCTTTCATCATAGCATCCGTTGTTTGCGGACCTTGTTGCCCCGGCCGATCTTGCTGGTCCTGACTACCATATCCGGGAGCATAGCTGGCCGCGTAAGCGGCATTAGCTAACTGAGTTAATGCGGCTTTACCTTTATCCTGTGCATATGTGTCTTGAATCTTTTGAATCAATTCCTGAGTATGCGGATCGGACATGTCAATGCGCTTCATGTATGCGGGTAACCAACGTTTGAAGAATTGACTAATTGTTTCTGCTTCTGTTAATAGACTTTCAAAAATAGCATTCAATCTATCATATTGAGATTCACGTTGAATTTTCTTAAATACCGGAGCTCCGGTAGCATCTGCTCCTTGAAATCTCTCGCCACTACCGCCTACATAATTTTTAAATCCTGCCCCGGTCTTCTTTCCTAAACCTTGTCCTGCTTTTAAACGGCCTTTTAATTTTGCGGCTGCTTGTGGATCAACCTTTTCAGGACCCTTAGGTTCAACTTTAGGTGGATTAGGATCTACCCGGCCGCTTTGTATCTCACTGTTTAATGTACCATAAGCTCGGGCGATAAAATCATTAACAAACCGATCTTTTCCCATCTTTTGTGCAACTGACATTTCACCCTCAGTGTCTCCTTTAAGTCTGTTTCCTAATTGACGAGCGGCACTAGCACCGTAATTGCCGAGCCAAGTCTCTAACTTTTCACTAACTTGGCGCTTATTAATATCATTCAGCCTCATGATTTTTCCTTATACTTTTGGAAAATCTTGCTTGGTCACGCCCCTTGATTGCACTTAGTAGCTTCTTTTCTAGTAGCTCAGACGTATCTTTGTCATATTGTTTGTTAATCAACTCAATCAAATTAATAGCACTGGTAATAATGTTGTGGGCACGACTCTCTATAACGTGTGTCATGTCACGATTATTACCGATCGACTCTAATTCTTCTAACAGGGAACGGGTTTTCTTTTGCATAAAATTTGTCCTAATTGTATTTATGCTTTATTACTTCTTTAGCGAATTCAATAATGCTTTGAGTTTTGTGCCCTGTACATCAGCCACAACCTTCTTTTCTACGGGTTCTAGTATTTCCCCTGTAGCTTGATCTATGATAGGATCTGTGGCAGCTAATGTTGACTGTGGTCGTAGACGACTCATAATATCAGTAGGGCTAGGACTTGGCTTGTATTTTGCTTGTTGTTCAGCATAACCATCAGGATCTTCGTCTGTAATACGCATTGTTTCAACATCGTAATCTAAGTCAATTTTTTGACCCACACCTGTTGAACTACGAGACTTCATACACTGCATTTGATACTTACCACGTTCACGCATACTTCGACTTGTAAAGATACCAAACACGTTGTCTGCTGTGTTAATTTTACTAATACCACCTGCAATGTGACTGTGATCAAATTCAATTTCATCAACTGCTGATCGGTTCAACTGTGAGGCAGTTACTAATAAGATACCTAGTTCTTTAGCTAAGTTACGTAATTCTTCTGCAACATATTTGTCTTTAATAAACTGATCGTTGGGATTGACTTTAACAGACACCGGCATAACCAAGTCTAAGTAGTCAACCATAACAAAGTCAATCTTGATACCTGTTTGAATCTGTACTTCTTTTAAGTATGCTCTGATATCATTGACATTACTTTGTGCAGGCAAACCCTTGACACGATATTTACCAGACTTTTTGCCAACCATCTTAACTTTAAGATCAGTTGTATCAATGTCTTTTCGAATTGCTTTTGTACCCATGCTTGTTAACATAGCATCAGTTCGCAAACTAGTAAGTTCTTCTGAAAGTTCTAATGTAATATAAACACCACTCATCCCTGCTTGCAACCAGTTCAATGCAATGTTCATCATGACCAATGACTTACCTGAACCTGAACCACCTGCAAAGATGTTCAACTCACCTCGACTCATACCACCATATAGAATTCTATCCATCTGAGGCCAGCCTGTACTGACTTGACCACCTGCATTGAAATATTTGTTGATACGACCTTTAGGGTCATGAAAGTAATCAGTACCCATGTCTTTCTGTAGACTGATTTGTACTGCCTCTTTGATTAGTTTCTCAACAGGACCATAGTCACCTTTTTCAAGCATATCGGCTGCTTTAAGAATAGCACGTTCTAATTCTTGTCGCTTAGTGAAGGCTTCAAATGCATCCAAGAACCAGTCCTGATGACCTTCATTCATTTCTGGAATAGGTTCAATATCTATACCAGTCATTGCTTGAATTTGTGTTTGATCCGGTAGAACCTTGTACCTGTCAGTATGTTCCTTGTACATTTCTGCTACAGGTCGTAATGACCTGTCAAAGTTTTCACTATTCATGATGTTCATAACACGAGTATACAACTCTGCGTTGGTCAACATCATTCTTAGAAACAGTTTTTGCACATCGGGTGTATATTCGATTTGTTTCTTAGAATCCGTTTTGTTTGCCAATTTGTTTCTTCCTTAATTCTATCTTTATTTTACTTGTTGTTGCACTTTGTAGAATGCTCATTAGTGTCATTAGTTTACCGTACTTTACTACAGCATCATTCACATCTTTAACACTACTATCCCAATCAGGGACGCTAACAGAATATCCTAGCTCTAATGCTCTATCACATGTTGCCAATCCGGTCTTGTCACGATCAGGTACAAAAATTATCCTACGATTCAACAATGACAGTAAGGTTGCTTGTTCTTCACTGATTGTATTGTGAGTTAATGCACACGCATTCAAACTAAGTGCATCAAAGATACCTTCTACTAAGATACATACTTGCCAGTCGGGCTTTTGAAAGTCAATACCGAACACATATCCCGGTTGTTGTTCATTGATGTACTTGGGTATCTTGTTGTCTAGAAATCTGCTAGTGTGACCTACTATTTTGTTATTGTATGTATAAGGTATTATAACACGATTACCCATTCTACCTAACTCGTTCGGAGTAATCATAAAGGGATAATCACTATGATTTATCCCCCTAGATGTTAGGTAATCGACATACTTTTTGTGTAGGGGATTATTTATATCAATGACTTCACCTTCGGGTAATTCATGATCTTTAAATTTTATCTTAGTTTTATTTTTTTTAACTTGTATATAACTTAACAAGTCTTTATATTTTAAACTTTCAAGACTCCATTTTTTAATTTGATCTTGGTCTATCCCACACCAAGCCATAAACTGTTTAGTATTGTTAGATAGACTTTTACCTAAGGTAAATCCGCATTTGAATCCACAGTTGAAACAATGCATTGACCAATTGTCACCATCTAGTCTGATTCCACCGCGCCCGCGTTTATCAACAGTATGCCCGCGGTGATTACAACAGATAGCATTGAAGCTATGCCACCCACTATGAGACAGTTTTTTTCTGCCCGGTACAATGGTTAGGATATCAAATAACATACTATGATTTTAGCATAGTATGTATCATTAAGCAATATTCTTGGTATATTATCTTGCTAGGATATTGGTTATTGCGCCCGTATTGCTTGTGAACACCATTCTAATATACGGGTGATATCCATGAACAACATAGCCCTGTGTTGTGCTGTTGTTAGAATAGGATGCAGTAGTAATAGGGTACCAATCATTATCGACAATAGTAGAACCTTCTATACCAACTTCACCGTTGTATTCATAGAAAGAAGTTTGTATGGTCAATATAGGATTGTCCTCAGTATTGATTACACTAGAATAATATGTATTGGCATTGGGCAACGCATTTTGAATATTATTGTTGGCATCAATGTTAGGGAAGGCTTGCCCGGTGGGGATGGTTATATTAGATGAAGGTATGAATGCTGGTAGTACGGAATTAACGATGTTCATATCCCCACGGGCGCCTGCATTTTGATCAACAAACACTGGATAGTCAAATTCACCGACCGGTATTTCTAATGAGTAATATGCTTTTTGTGCGGCAATGTCTTCTATATCTGCCGCATTTACTATGAAGGCAGCAATGCCGGTGGCACCAAACTGTATAGTTAGTGCTTTGCGTAGCAACACTGCTGAACCATCATAGCTAATAATCCTACAGGTTATTTCTTTACCTGTGATGTTCACAGGTTTCTGTTCCTGGTTCAGGAACTGGAATTGAATTTGATTATCAACTCCCTTATGCAATGTTAGTGGTTTTGCGTAAACTGGCATGTATCTCCTTGCTGAGTAACCGGAAAGCAGTACAACAATCTGTCGTTGGGTATAAATGAAAACTGGGGTTGAGTACACAAACTTGGTCCTTTGTACTATTTAGCTCCTAAATATTAAATTATTATCTTTGGGTGCCCAAGATTAAATAAACAATATTGTGATATAAATTAATGATACAAAACGAGTTTTTTAAGAAACTTAGCGAAAATCACCCATTCATAACAGTATGTTCATACGCTAGTCAAGACTATGTAGGAATAATACAAAATAGGGATGATGTGGTTACAACGATATACGATTACGGAGCTATCGTAGAATCAGAGGCCAGAGCTAGGTTTTTAGAGTTAGGAGATATATGGTGGTGGGAAAGTAATAGACTTATCCCCATAAACCTGTTTTTAAAAGAAGATTGGGCGCCGTTTAAGTACTATCTTAGAACATTTACAAATAAAAGTTTAACAGTAGTACATGGCCCGATCACTAGTATGAATGAGTTACACAAACGTAGATCAAAAAGACGCAGTATTACACTAGTTAAACGATTATAATAGTTTCTTCTAATAGGTTCATATGTACTACCACTAAATGTGCATACGCTATAGCATGTGATTTCTTAAATGTATAGCCATCGTTACCTTTATCCCATACAGTTTTAGCAACTTCTTTCCAAGTCTTTCCCTGCAAATGCTTTTTTCCCGGTCTAATAATAGCTAAAAACATAGCTAATCTAGGAATACTGTCAATAGGCTCCGGCATTGACCTTAATGCATTATACTGATTACCTAAGTGAATCAGCTTCTCAACAAAATCTTTGTTCTTCAGTCTGTACCATTCTGGTTCTCGCATTAACTCAATCAAGTGGTTTTCATCACGCACTTGATTATATACATGCACGTTCAATAAGTCTAACTTAAAATAGCCACGCTTTTCTGCCTCTGAATAATCAATGCTTGCCATGTCATATATCGGATCATACGGAACTTCAGTGACATGTACTCCCGTTGCATGTTTGCGCATAGGGCTAACTTTACGCATTGCAGCCGGGGTGTATTCGATTACAGATAATACTTTTTCTCTGTCACCAAAGTCAATGTCAATGTCACTTTTGAATTTCATGGGAGCTTCTTTACTAGATCGGGTGAGTATTGAGGAGGCTCCTCGTCAATTGATTCTACTCCCTTTAGTCGTTCTAATCTAGCAGTTCTAGCCCTAAGTTCACTTGAGCTATAATTATGTTGACGCTTGTGATAATGCAACTCAACTCCATTGTTCATGCACCACTGCTTACCCGTAAAGTCCCTGTTTAAGTATTCATCACTCAAGAACCGAATGTGAATAGTTTGAGTCATGAGCAGTTGCATAAGATCATATTCGGTCTCATAGATAAGAATTTCATCTACATACTTACATGCCTGTAACTGAATATATCGTTCATATGCACTTTGAATTGGTTTATTCTTAATGCCCGGTCTGTCGATTGTTGGATCGATTTGTAGTGCAACAACTAAGTAGTCGCATAATTCTTTTTCCATTTTGAGCATAGTCACATGCCCGGCATGTAGCAAGTCAAAGCTACTGCAATTAAATCCTATTTTCATGAGTCTTTCTCCGATAGTACGGGTGTACTGTTAATTGGCCATTCAATGTTGTATTGATTCCATTTGAAGTTTTCTTCTTCTGCTTTGTTGTAAGGTGCATCTACTATGTATTGCACAATTGCAGTCTCAGATAAAACTAAGTATCCATGTGCATACTGAGGTGGAATTAGCAAACCAGTTGAGTCGTCTAATTCAATACCGAACCATTCACCTGTCTCGGGGTTTACTGCTACATCAAAGATTCTGCCAAAGACTGGCATAACACATTTGTATTGATTCTGTTTGTGCATACCACGCAACACATTTTTAGTAGAAGTAGCAGTATTCAATTGTCTGAATGTTCCGCGCATATCGTCAGGCATCTTCCATGTTTCATAGAAGCTTCCCCTTGCATCACCGTGCTTGGTATGTTTGATTATCTTTAGTCCAGGTAACATCGTCATCATTTGACAAGCCCTGCTTTAATTAAATTTCTGTACGCATCTTGTACAACGATAGCTTGATGTTCAGCATCTTCTACTGCTTTGTGAGTGGTTGATGTTCCGTACTTCTTGTCTTTAAGACTGACTCCTGCAATTTCATATAGAGTTCGTGTGTCTCGGACTGTATAATAAGGCCACGGAATACGGATGTCCAAGTTACGCCAAGCTGATTCCATTGCCACAACGTCAAAGCTAGCACCGTTACTCCACACAGCGCGGCGATTCCAACAGAACTTGTAAAGTTGTTCCATACAGTCTTTAAATGAGATCCTGTCTCTATCGCCCATTGCTTCTTCCATAGCGTCTTCGCTTTGTGTACTCCACCACCGTAACGTGTCTTCATTAATCACCCTGTTAAATTTTTCTGTCTGTTCTTCAATCATCGGACGTAATTCAAGTTTTTCAATTACTCCCATACCTTTAGGATCGAACCTAACTGCACCAATTGTCAATATCACGCAGTTTGGACTTGTATCCAAACTTTCAATGTCGATCATTATATCATTTGCCATCTTTATTGCTTTCCCAAATATTATCCATAGTTCGGATATCATTAATTATACTACTATCTAGGTAATTAATCAATAGAGCTTGGCGAGATTGGTCTTGTGGATTGGGCATACTAGAGTGCAACAGTCTACAATTGTAATATAGAACACTGCCTTTGGGTAATGTAGGTTGAACACACTTTTTCAGAAACATTGAATTGTAAAAGCCCTGATAACACAAATTGATATTGTGATCCTGTTTCTGACTTTCGGGAACTATACCAGTAACACCTCTTGACTTATCTAAGTCAAACAATGACACGATTGCCTGCACACCTAATAGTCGTTTGTCATAGTTATATTTCTTAAAACGATGCGGTGTGTCTACATGGGGATTGACCCAATTACTATGCCCTTCAATAACTACGATATCACTAGCATACCATTCAGCTAGTGGTAGTTGTGGCTTAATCAATTCACTGACCATAGCTTCAATTTCTATGACTTCAGGCCAGTCCATAACCATTTGACTCCACCAGACACTGATATCAGGTAAGTCTTTGATTTGTTCACGCTCTGCGTATTGTTTGTTAGCACTACTTGCTCGTACTGGTTGTATAGTATTGAGTTTCGCTACCACTGCATCAATTAGTTTCTCCGGGATATAACTGATAGCTACATCATATCCCTGTCCGTTTGTTAGTTCTGCCATAATTCATACATAGTTATCAGTTTGCTAGACCATATTGTAATATCTACAGCCTTAGCAGAACCCGAAAAGTCCCATCCATCTCCTCTATTGCCAAAGTTTTTGCGGCACCATTTAATAACGGTCGCAGGGTCACCAGAACATCGAAAGATAACTTTACCCGAGTCACGTTCATTCACACATTCATATTCAACAATTTCTATATAGGGTGATAGAGTATCAAACGGTGTAATTGCCATCGAGTATTCTCCACATTAATTCTTTGTTCATAACTTCAGCGCAACGGTCTGCTTCTGTTTCGTTCTTAAATGTCAAGCCAACAATCTCATACATGTCCCGTACATACTCTGTGTAGTTCTTTTTATTGAACCATACATCACTATTAACCCACATGATATCATACTCATGATTATTTAATTTGATAGCAAGTCCGGCATGGTCACTACGTACAGTCCTAAACATAATTTGAAACAAATCTGTTTTCTTGATGTGCTTAATCATCTCTGTTGTTTGTGGCCAGTCTACCATATAAGTAACACCTTGTGCATCAAATTTTTTTACCTTAAAACTCATGACCACCTCAACATAAACCATTCAGCATCTTTTGCTTTTTCAAACACCCACACTCGACCTCTATTATTATAGTGACCCTTGACATTCTCTTTACACCATTCTTTAATTTCACGTGAGAAAGATGCTGTCATATCTGACCATGAATTAGGTATGGATACTTTAATCCAGCCTACTGATATCATCATAGCTACCATAAGCTCCCAGTCAATTTCTTTTGCCATTTCGTTGCTCAACTTTTCTGCTAGTTCTTGTTCTAAATCTTTAATCATGCTATTACCTCTGAAAACATCAATCCAAATAATGTTGCATATCTATCATCTTCAAATGTTAGAGTCCATTCGGGGCCGTTTCTCTTTGCTATCCAGCCTTGGCCACCTCTACTACTATGTAGCCAATGCATTCTAGGACCCACATTCTTTGTGATCCAAACTTCATGTTCATTTGTAAAGTCACGTACTGGAATAGTTATCATTACCAACTCAATGCAAATAACAAATAGTCACGCTCATGTCTGAATTTTACACGAAACTCAGTATGAAATCTAACCCAACGGCAATGTCGTTCAGGTTTTCCGATGTTTCTATATAACCAAAGCACTATATCTGTCTGAGTTTCTTCAGATTCAGTATGAACAATATGCTCATGCCAACCCACACAGGTGTTATCGTATCCCTTTTCCCAATCATACCAATGATATCTTATATTATCAGGGAGAACCATGTGGCATTTTTCTCATCTACAAAATCAAACACTACACACTTTTCCTGTGTAATTTCCCATTTGTCATTAACTGTTTGAGGAAAGTACGCAAAGGTAAAATCTACGTCATTGCGTAGATTGTGTTTTTTTAACTCGTCTAACATATGGCTGATTTCCATTGCACTCTTAACTACGATAGAAACTTTCATAACCACTTTTTATCCCCATCTTAATTCAAAATGAACAGCGTCACGCTTATCCTTAAAATAGAAATACATGCCTTCATGACCGGTGCGGGTAGTAAATCTTTCATCAGGCAAACCGTATTGTTCCATAGCCCAGGCACATGCTATGTTCCAATCATTCCTTGTCCAAGGAATACAAATCTTAGTACCCGCCGGCATTCAATAGTTCCTTAACCTGTTTTACATTCTCTGGTTCACGATTGAACTTAATCTTCCATAACTCTGGATTGATATAATCAATAACCATCTTCACGTGTGATTCATTTAAACTATCTAAGAACTTCACACCACTATTACTTTGATATAGCATCCAAGGACTTATTCTACCTCTAGTAATTTCTAAACAAATTCTGTTTACATTACCATACCTAAGATAGTCTTTACCTTGAATTGTTTCTTTTGTTGCTAATTCAATAGTCGTTTCGACACTTCGATGAATTGCATCTAATGGATCTTCTGTTCGCAAGTATTCAATTAGATATCTTGTATAGATACTATCAGTAGTCCATGTGTCAATTTTGATTTGATTCTTTACTAACCAATCTGCGAATCTACTGACATTTAATGCATTGATATCTACACAATAAGAACCAAATTTTGCAAAGGCTGTATAGTATGCACTCTTAATGAATTCTTCATACGTCTTTTGCTTCTTACTTGCGCTATTTTTTTTATAGAACTCAAGCCATGATTGAAATCCTAGTCTGTTACTTAACCGATCTTTTTCTAACCAGCGATGTTTGTATTCGCAAATGTGTTTGACTACCGTTGATTCACGTAGGAAATTACGGCCGCAAAACTCACAACCGTATTTTGGTTTAGAGATTTCCTCTATCTCTTTCGTACTGTTCAATATCTTCATCTGTGACTACTTGATTTAAAACTTCGAGATCCGAAGTCTTCATGTTGGGATAAACTTGTCCTAAATACAATTTTCTTTTTTGTTCTGTTACGTATGCTTTAGACACCTCTGTTAAACTCTCATTATCGGCTTTAGGATAAATCTTTGTATAATATTCTTTGATTTCTTTAAGAGTCGCTGCCTCTTTATACTTGATAACTTTTTCTCTGATATGTGGAATCCATTGATGAAATTGTTTGCCAACACCTGGACTTGCACTACACAACATCATCCATTGAAGCTTGGGATGTTTTTGTACAAACTCTGAAAACAAATGCTTGTTTGCATATTCATTAACACTCATCACGTAGTAACGAGAAAGACCTTCACTACCTTTGATTGCACTCATCCAATGAGTTAGCATAAAAGGTACAATTTTCTTTTTTTGTTCAGCCGTAAGTTTGTCATAGAATCCATAGTCTTTATTATCTAATGCGTTTAACACCGAAAATAAATCTACGTCTACATTCTCAAACTTTTCATCTTTTGCAAGTTGAGGTTTTTTAGTTGCCATTAGAACGCCTGTGAGTAATCTACAATTTCGCAGTTTCTACTAACTTCTTTTACAAAGTAAACACATCTTGGTTTAACACCGTCATCAATAGGCACACATAAAAATTGACCATTTTTTAGACGGGGAGCATACCAAGTTACATCGTGATAGATATCTACAATTTCAATCGGAACAAATGATGGGCTAAAACTAGTCAATGGATTAAATTCAAACGCACTGAATCCTCGATCATTGATACTTGTTAACGGCAATATTTCTAAATCACCGTGCTCTTTTTCTCCAATCAGTATTTGCCAATCCACTGGCATCTTAATCGTAGTATTTCCTACTTTTAACACTAATGCTGGCGCACTGAATGATTCTAAGAAGATTAGTGGGATGTAATGATAATCTACATTGTTGGGGTTACTATTGTCTAGTATTGCAAAGCGAAGGTCATCGATCTCATCTGGTAAGGTTTCTAAATTATAGAAACAATTGTCAAGGGTAAGAATTCTCATGTTTATATTATATCACTTATATTTTAGTTTTTCAACATCAAACGGGTAGGATGCATCTTTGTAAAATGCTTTCCTTTGTGTTAAATGTCGTTTTGCAAATTTGCATGAACTAGTAATATCCCAAATTTGTACAAAATCTTTGTCTTCTGCCTTACGAATACCACGACCGATTGATTGGATCACTCTTACAAAACTCTTGCCCGGCTCAAGTAACATGACATTAAAGATACGGGGAATGTTAATTCCAACTGCCGCAACACCGTATGTAGCAATGATGATTTTGTTAGTAGCAGTGGCAATGTCATCATAGTGTTCTGTGCGGGTTGTACCTTTAGTACCACCTGACACAAACACTACATTGTCTTCTGCCACACCTAATTCTTCTAACTTGAGATGTAATAATTGCCCTGCTTCAATTCTATCAACAAGAATCAATGTATTGCCTGCGTCTTTAACTGTACTTGCTAATTCAGCAATCTTGGACATTCTTTTATCGTCACTAGTTAAGAATTTAAGTTCGCTTTGATAGTTAGTAAACTCCATACCATCTTGAAGTTGAATAATGTTGACATGACATTGTGACAACACCCCCATTTCTTGTAATGTGCTAGCGGCTAATGAACCTATAACTGGTCCCAAGCTAATTGTTAATGACAACGATTCTATCTTAGCTTTAGGTATAGTTCCTGTTAGTCCCCAACGAATAGGTACTTGACTCATTACTCCGGTTAGTAATGTTTTCAATACATCAGCTTTTGCTTGGTGAACTTCATCAACGATGACACATACCACATCGTTAATAAAATCTTCAAACGGTACTTCTGCTTCATTTGCTTTTGTTTTCTTTAGCATGTTACCAAGACTTTGCCATGTACAGATAGTATGTGTCTTGTCATATTCTTTTCTACCACCATAGTACACTCCTACATCAAGTCCAAGATTAACATAGTCAGCTTCTGTTTGTGTGACAAGACTAGTATTAGGTACGATGACGATTGAACGGCCGTATTGTTCAATACTCGCACTTAAAGCCGCAGTGATTAGAGTCTTGCCGGCACCTGTAGCAATTTCTTGCAGTGCTTGTGGATTCTTAAGATAGTTATTAATGATTTCAATCTGATAGTCACGCAACACAACAGGTTGACCTGCCATTGGATGCTTAGAGGGCCAAACTTTATGCTTGAAAGTATCTTCTGTTACTTCTGTAAAGGCAAACGTAGTTTTGTAATCACGAGTATCATCCAGGTCAATGTCATATCCTGCTCTATCTAGCACAGGAAGAATTTCTGGTAACAAGTTAATGTATGTGCTACCACCTAGGCTAAAATAACTAGTCTTACCATTCCATCTGCCTAATCGGACACTCGGCAAATACCTAGCACCTGGCACATCGAACTCGAATAGTTTCATCAGTG